CGCGGCGCAGCAGGAGCATGTTCTCGACGAGCACCGCCGGCGGCGGTGCCGGCTCGTCGGCGATTTCGGTTTCAGGATTCATGGCTTTCACCTTCTTGTGACCTCGCCCCCCGTCGATCAAGGGGTGGCCAGACTGGTTTTGCACATCAGCTGCAATGCATGACGCCTGGACTGCGGCTCGATCACCGAATCGATGCTGTAGATCCGGCCATCGAACAGAACCCGCATCTGGGAAGTGACGCCGGGCCGGTAGCGCATCCGGATACGCACCGTGGTTTGCGACTGCAGCGCCATCGCCGCAAGAAACTCCCGGCCTTGGAGCGGCTCCACCGATGCCCAGACATCGGCCCAATGCGTCCAGGTGTAGATCGGCTGGCCCCAATCGTCCTGGGTCATTTCGTAGTTCTGGATCTCGATGCGGTGGCGCAGTCGACCGGCAGGCAGACTCAGCATCGCGGCACGCACCAGGGATCGAGCAAGGCGTCGGCAAATCCGCGCGGCAGCTCTGAAGCGGTGCCTGACACCAGTGCCTCGCGCTGCTCGTACCAAGTGCCAATGCGCAGCAGCATCCACTGCCGGATGGATGACGGAACTGCCTGCGCATTGCCAAACCCGCAGATCACGGTCACCGTGGCCGCTTGCGGCGTGGTCAAGGTCGGCGGCCAGCGCCCATCCAGGGTGTAGGCCGACGCACTGGTGAGGCTCTGGATCGGCAGCAAGCCCTCCAGAACGCCGCGCTCGCCCGCCGCCAATTCCAACTCCCAGGTCTGGGTGATCAGCCTTTGGCCCGTGAGGAACTCGACCTGCTCGCGGGCCGCACTGATGAGCGCCGTGATCAAGGCATCGTCGTCATTCAGATCGACCCGCAGGTGCAGCTTGGCCTCGGCCAGCGTCAAAGGCTCGCCCGCGGGCGGCACCGTCAGGCTTGCCCGCATCACGTTGCCTGCTGCAAGGCCTTGACGGCCCCGCCCACGTCGATCAGGTTGCCGTCGTGGCGCGCGAACGCCAGGAAGCCGACCTGGCCCTTTTCGGTGTACTTGGAGTCGGTGAGCCGGAACAGGGACACGGCCAGCACATCGCGGATCAGGTATTTGGAGAAATCCCCGAATAGCACCGCCTTGGCCTCGGAGGCCAGCACCGGAACGTGCTGGTTGATGGTGTAGGCGTAGCCCAGCACGGTGTCGGGTTCACGCACCGCCACGCCCGGCAGCCACAGCGGACGCTTTTGGTCGTCCTTGAGCTTCTTGATCGCCTTGAGCGTGCTGTCGTGGAACATGAAGCGGCAGCGCCCCGCCTGCCGGTAGGCCGGATCGACGCTGTGCTCCAGGTCGATCAGTTCATCGAAGGTGATGGCCGCAGCGTTCGCAGCGGTCGCCCCGACTCCAGCCGCCGTCACGATACCGGTCGGTTGGCCCACGCCGGTGCCCACGGTGAAGTGCCGGTTGGTGATGCGCGCAATGCGCTGGGCCAGGCGCTGGTTGATGTGCGCCTCCAGATCGATGATCGCGTCTTGCAGGAGTTCGAAGGGCACGGCCACCGATTTCGAGCTGTACTTGTAGGCACCGATGGACTTGACGCCAAACGTGAAGTCCTGCGCCGTGACCGACTGGTTCTCGCCGACGATCTCGCCCTCTTCCGCAGTAGCGTTGGTGGTCGGGTAGTTGATCGGGTTGCCGCTGGCTGTGGGCAAGGTGGTGGCCACCTCGCGCATGCCGCCAAACGCCGCCATTGCCTCGATCAGCTGCCGCGCCACGTCCGTGGGCACCAGATAGCCACCCTCGGCGGGCACCGTGGTACCCATGCTCGCCTGGATGCTGGCCGCCTTGCGGGCCACCGCTTGCTGCTGCTCGTAGCTCAAGGCGTTGATGCCGCCGCGCAGCCAGGCCACAAAGATGGCCTTCTCCTGCTGCAGCTGGTGGGCGGCTTCGTCGGTCGACACCCCGCGCTCGTCGCTGCGGCGTTCGGTGGCGGCATGGTTTTGTGCGTCCAGGTCATAGGCCTTTTGCTGGCGCGCAATCTGGGCATCGAGCCGGTCGATGTCGGCGACCAGGCGGTCGTACTGTTGTTGCTGGACGTCCTGCCACTGATCGCCAGGGTGCTGGTCGACGAGGTTGCGCAGGGTCTTGGCATGGTGGGCGCGCTCTTCGCGCAGGGATTGGATGCTCATGGTTTTTCTCCGGAGATGCAGACGTAAAAAAGCCGCCGGAGAGATCTCGGGCGGCGGGAAGGAACAGGACGGGAAATCGATAGGTACAGGTCGCTGGCTCAGGCGCAGCGCTCGATCACGGCCAGGCGCCGCCATCGCTCACGCGCGTCACCCGCAGGGGAAGCACGCGACTGCAGGAGCGGCGCGTCCGCGTAGGCCGAGAGGTTCCAGCGCTGCTGCGCTGCGGCCTCGGTACTCGCAGTGCCGGGTTCGGCCACGCGATCCACCAGGCCCACCGCCAGCGCTTCCTGCGCGGTAAACCAGGTCTCCGCATCCATCCAGCGCTGGACGGTGGCGGGGTCTTGGCCGCTCTTGCGCTGGTAATCGGCGGCGATGCTGGCGTCGACTTTCTCGAGGGTGAGGGCCATCTCCAGCAGGTCATGGCGGTTGCCCAGCACCACGCCCCAAGCGTTGTGGATCATGAGGAAGGCGCCGTCGCTGATTTCGACCTCGTCGGCGGCCAGCGCCACGTAGGACGCGGCCGAGGCGGCCAGACCATCGATGTGGGCGACGATGCGCGCCGGGTGCGCGCGCAAAGCGGTGGCCATCGCGCGGGCGTCGAACACGTCGCCTCCCGGAGAGTTGACGCGCAGATGGATCACCGGCGCTTCAATTGCTGCCACATCCTGGGCGAAGCGCGCCGCATCGACCCCGCCCCAGGCGTCGGCACCGATCACGTCGTACAGCCAAAGGGTGGCATCGCCCTCTTTCTCGTTGGCCTGACAGGCGTAGCGCCGGGGCGTGTGGGCGTTGTCACGCAGCAGTTGCTGTAGTCGGTTCATCGGTTTGCGTCGTGGGTGGGGCATCATGGAAGTCCTTGGGTTGGGCCAGGTGGTCACCACCGGCCAGCGGCGGGAGGTTTTCCAGCTGGCGGATTTCGTTGGGGGTCATCCAGGCGGGGTTTTGCGTGCCGCCCAGCGCCCGGGTGTAGTACTCGGCGCGGGCCTTGGAGTCCCCGCGCAGCAGGCCCTCGACGTTGAACTCGACGAACAGCCGCTCGGTGCGGAAACACTTGCGGTTGATCTCCTGCTCGATGCGGTTCAGGTGCGGCGCCAGCGTGTACTGCACGAAGCCGATGCCTTGCTGCTCGATGCCCGAACCCCAGGAGGTGGACTTATCCGTCTCGCCTACCATGTGCGGCGGCACGCCGAAGGCGCGGGCGATGTCGGCCACCTGGAAGCGCCGCGCTTCGATCAGCTGCGAGTCCTGCGCCGAGAGCGTGACCTCCTTCAAGTCCGTGCCCTCGGTCAGCACGATGGGTAAGCTGGCGTTGTGCGCGCCGCCGTACTTGCTGGCCCAGATGCGCCGCAGGTTGTCGATCTGCTCCTGGGTCATCTTGCCGGGCACCTTGAGCGCCACGTCCGGATGCGCGCCACTGGCGAAGAAGCGTGAGCTGAAGGCTTCGGCCGCCAGCGCCAGGCCAATCGCCTCCCGGGCGGCGTGGCGGATCACGCTCATGCCCCGGGTGCCGTCAAAGCCAAAGCCCGGGATGTGCAGGATGTCGTCCTGGTCGCGCCCGAGCCACTCGCCATCGCGGCAAAACTCGTAGCGCAGGCGTCCGTCAATCTGGCGTATGCCCACAGCGCGGCTGTCCAGGGGGCGCAATCCACGGATGGCACCACCGCGGCCCCGTTCGATCTCGGCCAGGGCGTCGCCCGAGAGCAGCATCTGGGCCACCAGGTACTCCCAGAACACCGCCGCCGACACCGTGGGGCACGGTTGCTCGTTCAGCAGCCACCACAGATCATTCCGCACCCGCTCGCGACTGTCCTCGGTGCGGCGGTACACCGCCAGCGGCAGACTGGCGATGGCCCCGGCAATCAGGCGCACGCAGGCATAGA